ACGGCTCGGGCTCGTGGTTCTTGCTTCGCTGCCTAGCTGGTAGCACGCCTGGTGCAACAGCTCCCGCCGACGGCACGGTCATTGGTCTTCGCTTTGTCATGGATGGCGTAGTGCAAGAGCCGTAAAATATAAATGAAATATTTCACCCCCACCAAACTTTCCGAAAACATCGCAGAAACGCCGGAAGGCTTTCTCGTGTGCATCGGAGTACCAATCGCTCGAACTGGCGAAATGGTTTACGGTGAGGGTGAAACACCTTTAGATTCTAAGAACGGAAAAGTTCTTATTCAACGTGATGAAAAAGAAGTCTTTAGTCCAAAGACGATTGCCTCATTTGAAGGCAAAGCCGTCACCATCACGCACCCCACTGCATTCGTCGGTCCCGACAATTGGTCGCAACTTGCAAAGGGCGTACTGCAAAATGTACGGCGTGGCGAGGGCGACCAAAAGGACGATTTGATTGCGGACCTTCTTATCACCGATGCGAGTGCGATCTTTTTGGTGAAGAACGGCCTACGTGAAGTCTCGTGTGGATATGAAGCCGATTACACGCAGACAGATGAGGGCCGGGGCATTCAAACAAATATCATTGGAAATCATTTAGCTTTGGTCGAACAAGGCCGGGCTGGGTCTTCTTACGCAATTAATGACCATAAAGGAAAGGGAACTACCATGGGATTGAAGGATAAAATCAAGGCGATTTTCGCCAAGGCTCAGGATGAGGCCATGAAGATGGCCGAAGACGAGGGCTTCGGGGGAAAGAAAGAAGAAAAAAAGGACGAGCCCGCTAAAGACGCTTACGGCCAAGGCATGGATGAACTCGTTAAAATCTGCAAAGACTTAGGCGAAAAAGTCGACGGCCTTGCCTCGAAGATGGCGCCGAAGGACGAAAAGAAACCGGAAGAAAAAGAAGAACCGGCAAAAGATGCACCGAAAGAAGATGACCGTCCTTTCGAGCAAAAGAAAGACGACTCCAAAGATGAAGGCGGCATGGAAGCATCTCTTGAAGACCGCTTGAAGAAAATCGAAGCGTGCCTGCCAAAAATCATGGAAGCACTTTCGATGTCGGCTGATGAAGATATCCAAGAGGGTGAAGGCGAAGCCGAAGATGACGACTTCGATGAAACCACGATGACGGGCGATACCGCATCGCGCGCTGAGATTCTTGCGCCCGGCATTAAGCTCACCAAAGACGTGAAGAAAAATGCGCTGCAAGCTGCCTACAAAACCAAAGAAGGTCAAAAGGTCATCGACGCTTTGACTGGTGGCAAGCCTGCATTCGACTCCGCCGAAAAAGTGGAAACTCTTTTTGTTGCTGCATCGGAACTGCTGAAAGTTTCGCGCAACAAAGAGTTGTCAAAAACAAAAGACGCTCAAGATGTGACGACAGTAGCACCAAGCTCAGGCGCGGTGACGGCTGAAAAACTGAATGAGATTAACGCAAAATTTTGGGCTTCCAAAAATAATTAAAGGAGATATTTAAAATGACTATTCCTACAGCACAAGCTTTCCTGTTCCAAGCACCTACGGGTGTGCCGGGCGATATCGTCGTTTCGGATGAATCAAATTCCGAACCGATTATGCTGCAAGCCGTGTCGAGCGTTTACGCTCAGGCTTTCGGCATTCCCTTGGCTTACGCCGTTGGCGGCGCTAGCCAATTCCAAAGTTCAAACGTTGCAGCGGATTTCGCAGGCGTTCTAGTTCGTGAAGCTCCGGGTATTGGCGGCAACGCTAACCAAGGTCTTTACGATGCAATTCCTAATCCCGTGCAACCCCAAGGCATCATGGTTCGCGGTTACGTGAACGTACTTTGCCCTGTCGGCACTCCTGCTCGCGGCGGTATCGTTTACATTTGTGTCAACACTGGCGGTGGCGGAGCAATCGGCGACTTCCAAGCATCGAGCAACGCCTACAACGTAGCACTTTCGGCAACTCAAGCGGAATGGGCACTTGATGGAAAAGACGCAAACAACAACACCGTTCTACGGATTGCCCGTTAATTTTTAGGGGAGATGGGGAAAAATTATGATTAAACAAAATCGTCGTCAAACACGCGACAGCTCGCTGGCGTATTTCATTAACCAATTAGATAACCTTGATAAAACACTTTACGAGCCGCTCGTAAGTGTAACTTGGAGCCGCGATATCAAACTGCGCTCGGGCATCACGATGTCGAATGAAAGCACCAGCTTCATTCGCTCGACGTTTGCCGCTGCCGGCTCTTTGAACAACGTTGGTAACATGCCTTGGATTTCGGCTGAAACTTCCGCAATCCCCGGCGTCTCTGTCAACGGTCAACGTATCGTGTTGCCCCTTCGCTTGCTTGCTCGCGAAGTTAGCTACACCAGCGTTGAACTTGAGCGCTCGCAATTGACCGGCCAACCGATCGATGTGCAAAAAATCGCAGCCTTCAATACCTTGTACCAAATGAACACCGATCAAATGGTGTACATCGGTTCAAGTGATGTCGGCGCAACCGGCCTTATTAACGATGCGGGAATTACCTCAGGCACCGTTGCAACTGGTGCCGGCGGATCGACTTTGTGGGCGAATAAAACCCCCGATGAAATCTTGGCCGATGTGAACACGCTTTTGACCAACACCTGGCTTGCATCTGCTTACGCTGTGTGCCCCGGTAGCCTCTTGGTTCCCCCGGCGCAGTTCTCGCTGCTCTGCTCGCAAAAAGTTAGCTCGGCCGGTAACGTGTCGGTGCTGAAATTCTTGCAAGAGAACAGCATTGCCCTTTCGATCAACGGCAAGCAACTCGACATCCAACCCGTCAAGTGGCTCACTGGCGCTGGCGCTGGTGGCTTGAACCGCATGGTTGCCTACACCAATGATGAAGGCCGCGTGCGCTTTCCCATGGTGCCGGTGCGCCGTGAAACTGCATACTACCAAGGCATTCGCTTTACGGCTCCGTACCTCTATGCTTTTGGTCAAATTGAATTCGTGTACCCTGAGACTGTTCAGTACGCTGATGGAATTTAAGCACCATGTTGTTTAAATTTCATAAGGCACTGCACATTGCGGGGGAATTTTTTGACATTGAACAGCCTGGTAACAAGGCTAAATGTCATGAGGTTTCTGAAAAGGTTTTCGACCACCCGCATTTTCATAAGTACGTTAATCTTCAATGGATTACAGACCCCGAAACCGAAGTGAAGGTATCGCACGAAACCTTGGCCGAGCGCAGTTTGCGCTTGGCTGAGAAACTTGCGGCATCGAAAAAATCGGTTGAAGTGAGTTTGCCCAAAGCAGAGGACGCGCCCGTCATTGATGAGGCGGCCAAAGACGATGCAGATGAAAAGGTAGAAGAAAAGAAGAACTATAAAAAGTCGAAAAGGTAGGTCATGATAACGTTGGATATTCCACTCTTCAGGACGCAATTCCCAGAATTTGCCGACACCGTGGAGTATCCAACGTCTATGATTACCTTTTGGACACAGCTCGCCGAGCTTCAAGTTCGTGAATGCATTTGGTGCAAAGCTTGGAGCCTCGGCGTGAGCCTTTATGTTGCGCACGAAATAACTCTAGCCGCGCAAAATAAGAAAATCGCAAATGCTAATGGAATGCCGGGCACAACCGGCGGCGTCCCAAATACTAAGACCGTTGGCGGCGTGACCGTTGGCTATGATGCCGCGACGACAACTGAAAAGGATGCAGGTTATTGGAACCTCACCACTTACGGGAAACAGTTCATCAGACTTGCTAGAATTTACGGCACGAAAGCAATTCAACTATGAAGCCGAAATTTACCGTTACCTCTGATTTCACCAAAGACTTTAACGATGTGGTGAAATCATTTAAGCGCGACGCGGTGCTAGTCGGTATTCCAGAAACAGACACCTCTCGCAAAGCTGATGAGACTGGACAAGGCGATGAAATCAATAATGCGACTTTGCTTGCAATCAATAATTTCGGCTCACCTGCGCACAACATTCCCGCGCGTCCTGTCATGGCAATTGGCATCAGAAACGCTCAAGAGCAAATTGCAGAACAATTTAAGCTTGCAACCAAAAACGCTTTATCAAAAGGCATGCAAGCCCTTTATACATACTACGAGCGCGCAGGCATCATCGCCTCTGTCGCTGTAAAAAAAGCCATCAACTCGCAAGAGGGGATTAAAGAGCCCGCAGATTCCACGCTTGTTGCACGAAAAGCTGCGGGCTTTAAAGGCACCAAAGCCTTGCTCGTCACAGGACAAATGCGAAATGCCATCACCTACGTGGTGAATAAAGGCGGCCTCTAAATGGCTCAAGTAAATGTGAATGAGCTTTTGGGGGACCCCGATTTTATCGATCCCGTTGGGCACATTAGCCGCGCACCTGCGGTGAATTCTTTTGGTGAAAATATTCTGAAAGAAGTCTGCGTGATGACTGTTGGCTCTGTTCAACCGGCGACTGGAAAGGCCCTGCAAAGACTGCCGGAAGCTTTGAGGGTGGCAGACGTTTCCAGTTTCTGGATTAAAGGCCCTATCGTGGCGTCGGCTCCGGGCCAGTACACTGACATTTTAGTTTTTCGAAATAAGCGCTACCAAGTCCAGTTTGTCTTTGATTGGACTAATTGGGGCGAAGGATTTACGGAAGGTACTTGTGTTGCGGAGCCGCCGGCATGACACAAAATAACAGCGCCTCGGGCGGCTACTTAGTTCCAAGCTTTACTACGCCCATTCCGCGTAAACTTACCCTTGAGCAGTTTTTGCAAACTGTCTTGGTCGGTCTTTCTGAAATTTCAGGGCCATTAGTTCGGCCGAAATTTCAACAAGCCCCGCCAAAGCAGCCCGACATCAATGTTGATTGGGTTTCTTTCGGCATTGGCGACAGCAAGCCCGATGCGAACGGCTACACTGGAATGAATCCTGATGGCTCGACAAGTTATCAGCGCCATGCGCTCATCGAGCTTAATTGCGGCTTCCACGGCCCCAATGCCCTTGAGACATATGAGTTGGTGCGTGATGGTTTTCAAATTCAGCAGAATTTAGAGGCGCTTCGCAGTGCCACCATGGGCTTTGTGGAAGTGACGCGCGCGCTGCGTGTGCCCGAGCTTATCAATGAGAGATGGTTCGACAGGTATGAGGCGAGCGTATTTCTGCGCCGCGAGACTGAAAGGTTGTACCCGGTACTTTCAATTGTATCGGCGAAGGGTACAATTCATACATTCATCGGGAATGAAGAATATTTATTAAACTGGCAGGCGCCAGAGATTTTATAAGGAGATTTTTATGGGTCTATATGTTTCGGGCTACCAAGGGAATTTCAACCCCAACTACGCAGCGTCAATTCCCGCAACCACGGCAACTAGTGGTGTTATCAATTGTGGCGGCCTTGTTTTGTGCGGGGTTTTGCTACCTACAACTTTCACCGGCACCACTCTTACGTTTTTGATGTGCAGCACCGCGACGGGCACTTTCGTTCCTGTCTACAGCACCACGTCAGGGACGAAATTATCCTATACCGTTGCGCAAGGTCAATACTGCGCGATTGACCCCAAAGATTTTCAAGGCATCAACTTTCTTCAAATAGTTTCTGGCTCGACTGAGAGCGCAACCCGAGCACTTGTTTGCTCACTGAAAGGATTTTAATTATGTCGCTATCGGTATCTGATTTAGTCAATGTCACCGTAAACCTCTCGCCAAGTGCCGTCACGGGCCGCTCCTTTGGAACGCTCATGATTGCGGGCGATTCGAACGTCATCAATGGCGAGGAGCGCCTTCGCAGCTACGCTTCAATTGAAGCCGTGGCCTCGGACTTTGGGCTCACCGCTCCTGAGTATCTAGCGGCTGCTCTTTACTTTGGACAAACTCCGCAACCCACGAGCCTTATGATTGGTCGCTGGCTTGCGACTGCAACCGCAGGGCTAAACGATGGTGCAATCTTAACGGCGGCCCAGCAAGCGCTATCCATCTTCACTTCCATCACGAGCGGCGGTTTTGATATCACAATCGATGGCGTAGCAAAAACGCCGGCGAGCCTAAACTTTTCGGGCGCCACAAATCTTAATGGTGTTGCGACCATCATCAACGGCGCCTTAACTGGCGGCGTTTGCACCTGGAACGGCTCACAATTTATCATCACCAGTAACACCACGGGTGCGGGAGCTGCGGCCTCGGGCACTATTACTTTTGCCTCTAATCCCTCGGCAAGTGATACCGTTACCATCGGCGGTACGGCCATCACGTTTGTTGCAAGCGGCCCCACCGGAAGCCAAGTTCTCATCGGCGGCTCGCCCTCTGCGACCGCAACTAATCTTTTAAATTTCTTGCAAGCATCCGTGGACACCAATTTGGTGAAGGGTATTTACTCCCTTGTCGGAACGGTTCTTACGGTCACGTATTACCAAATCGGAACGGCCGGAAATAGCTTCACCCTCGCCAAGTCCAGTTCGGCGATTACGATCTCTGGTGGGGATTTAGCGGGCGGCGTTGCTGCAAGCTCGGTTGGATACGCAACAGCACCAGGGTCAGGCACTGACATATCGTCGCTACTTGGGTTGACGGCAAGTACCTCTCTTGCACTCATTCCGGGCTATGCCGCCGAAAGCCCTGTTCAATGTGCCTCGGTTTTGGCGAATTTGTCTAGCGCTTGGTATGGCCTAATGTTTGCCTCGACCGCATCGATTACAGATAGCCAAAATATCGCGGTCTGCGGCTTCATTGAAGCACTCTCTATCACAAGAGTTTTTGGCGTCACGACGCAAGAGACGGCAACACTTAGCTCACTCTCAACCACCGATCTCGCTTCGCAGATGGTGGCAGGTGGCTACATTCAATCGCTGATTCAATATAGCAGCTTCACCCCCTATGCGATTGCAAGCTTCTTTGGGCGCGCCTTTACGGTAAATTTCGCAGCCTCGAATTCAACCATCACCATGATGTACAAACAAGAGCCCGGCGTTGATGCTGAGAACTTGACTGAAAATCAGGCACAGGTTCTGACCGCTAAACGCTGCAACGTGTTTGTCGAATACGTGAATGACACCGCGATTGTGCAAAATGGTGTCATGAGCGGGCCGCGTTTCTTCGATGAAACCTTCGGCCTCAATTGGTTCCAAAATGCAGTGCAAACGGATGTCTATAATGCGCTCTACACAAGCCCCACCAAGATTCCGCAAACGGACGCAGGCGTTAACCAACTCGTTAACGTCATCGCAGGAGACTGCGAGGAGGCCGTGAATAACGGCCTCGTGGCTCCCGGCGTGTGGAATGCTCCCGGCTTCGGAAACTTGGCTCAAGGCCAATATCTAAAAACGGGTTACTACATTTACGCGCAACCGATTGCGCTGCAATCACAAGCCGACCGCGAAACACGCGTGTCGCCGCCTATCCAAGTTGCGATAAAACTTGCAGGGGCTATTCAAACTGTTGACGTACTCGTCACGGTCAATCGCTAAAAGGGGGACACATGGTTTATTCATTTCTTAATGTAAACTGTTCAATCGAAGGACCGGGCGGGATTTTTAATCTCGCGGCGGGGGCTGCAGCCGCCGAAGAAGGCATCACGATTGAGGCCTCTGAAGACAAAAACGTCATGACCATCGGCGCCGACGGTAAAGGGCAGCACTCACTTATTGCAAGCGATGCCTGCACACTTACGGTTCGTCTTTTGAAAACCTCGCCTCTTAATGCAGCGCTTATGGTGATGTATGATCTTCAAAGCGCAAGCTCGGCTGTTTGGGGACAAAACGTTTTCACCATCGTCGATACGGGCCGTAACGATTACACGGTTATTCAATCGGCAGCTTTTAAAAAGAAGCCCACCATTACTTACGCAAAAGAAGCGGGCATGATGGAGTGGACTTTTGACGGTATTAAAGCCAATAGTCTTTTGGGGGCGGGCCAGTAGGTAATTTATGAGCAATGAATTTTCAATTGGCGGCCGGGAATTTAAAATGAGTAAAATCCCGGCCATGAAACAATTCCATTTGGTGCGTCGTATTGCGCCCATTCTAGCCGACATGCTTCCGGCGATGAAAGACGTGAAAAGTATCACCAAACTAGGCGAAGCGTCCGAGGGTGAGAAACTTGAGCAGATTGCAAAATTCGTAACCCCCATAATGACGGGTTTGTCGAAACTTTCTGATGACGATTCAGATAAGGTCCTATTTTCCCTTCTTTCATCCGTTGAAATTAAACAAGGCGGCCCCGGAAACTGGGCCAAGATTGCTAATGACCAAATGATTATGATGCAGGATTTGGAACTTCCAATTTTACTTCAAGTTGCAGGGAGGGCATTTATGTTTAATCTCTCTGGTTTTTTCGCCGTACTCCCTCAAAGTTCGTAAGCAGCGGGGGAGAGACTAAAAGACCAGTGCAACTGGTCATGATGGGGAGTGAAGAAGATTGGTTAATGCGCCCGGTATTAGAGGGTCTTTGCAAATATGAAAGCCTTAAGGATTGTACTTTAGACTTAGAGGATATCGCAAAAATGAACGATGCACTCGACGTTCGAATAGAAAATGAAAATAGGCGCAAGAAGGCGAACGATGCATGAGCGGCGATATCATAAAATCATTTTTGGTGGGCCTTGGTTTCGATGTCGATGACTCGAGTCTCGGGAAATTTAATAACGCCATCACTAGCGCGACCGTTAAAGTTACGGCCCTTTTTGCATCTGTAGATGCTGCCGCCACCGGAATTGTTTACGGCATATCGAATATTTCCGATAGTTTTGAAAAGATGGGGTACGAGTACCGCATCATTGCGCCCGCCATTAATAAAGCTCTTGTCCTTCGGAACGAGCTTTTTAAAGCTTACGATGCTGCTGGTATAAATATTCAAAAGGTAGTTCTAGCTTCAGTGAAGCTTAACTTGAGTCTTGCAAAAACGAAGTTTGCTTTTGACGCCATTTATAAATCGGTTGGTTCAAGATTTTTCGGGCTCCTTACTAAGCAGTCAGATATTTTTCGTAAAAAAATATATGACAATATGCCTAAAATCCAAGAGGCTCTGGAAACTTTTGTAAAGTTTATTTTTAAGGCTTTTGATTTAGTAACTCAATTAGGTGTGCGTCTTTGGTCTATTCTTACCCGCGTATACGATTTTTTTGCTCAGCTTCATAAAGCCACCAGTGGGTGGTCGGCCGTTATCCTGGGGGTTGTCGCGGCCTGGGAGGCTCTTAATCTTTCCTTTTTGGCTACGCCTCTTGGTGAGCTTATACTAAGCCTCACGACACTGCTTGCTCTTTATGATGACTTTGCAACTTTCCAAGAGGGCGGGAAGTCTTTATTTGATTGGGGACCAGTTCTTCCGTTTCTTCGGGAAGTCATATACGAAGTAAAATTTCTTTTAAATCTTTTAGACGGTGCTGCTAAAGTTATAGATCAATTATTTTATTCTATAGGTTCTCTATTTACGGGTCAGTTTAGTACGGCCCTAACTAATTTAAAAGAATTAGGTGCAGTTCTCTCAGGGGATAGACTTCTTTTCCAAAATGAAAAGCCAAATATTTCTCAAAATCTTTCTGACATATCTAAACTAGGCGCGCCAACTCAAAGTTATGCAAATTCAACTTCGAATTCGAATGTTAATCAGCATGTCTCCTTCCACGACACGTATAATATTTCAGGGAGTGCCGATGCTAGCTCTGTTGGAAGATCTATCGCGGGGCAACAAAAAGATGTGCAGTACGATATTATGCAAAATCTGGTGGGGGGCACTAGATGAGTTTCTTAAGCCAGCCGCTGCAGGATGTAATCTTTGGTCCCAGCCGGATGATTGGCTCAATTGCAGTTCAAGTGGTGGTTGATGAAGCTACAACCGATACGCTCACCATCACAAAACAGCCCGTGCAACAGGGCGCTTCAATCACTGACCATGCGTACATGGAACCAACCGTTCTTTCGATGACGATTTATTTTAGCGGTAACTCAACGCTTTCGTTTTTGCCAACGCCGCTTTCGACAATTTATCAGCAGCTTTTGACTTTGCAATCGAGCCGGGTTCCAATTACCGTCACCACGCCGAAGAGAACTTATTTTAAAATGCTTATCGCTTCGCTTTCGCAGCTGACTGATAAGAATACTGAAAACTGTTTAAAAATTTCAGTCGCTTTTCAGCAGATAATTATTGTAAGTGTTTCAACTGTTCAAGTTCCTCGCGTAAATCAAAAAACTCCTGCCAAGACTGGCGCAACTCAGCCAGCGGGAGTAAAACCATCCGTTCTTAATAAACTCGATGGCGGTCTAACTTTTAGTCAAAGACTAGATCAACTAGCGCCTCATGGATTTTTATGACGGTTCAAATAAGTACGGCCACTATATTTACGATACCCGTGCAAAATGTACCACAACAGTTTGGTATCTCTTTAGCTAATACTGATTATCTTTTGACGGTGAAATGGAACGACTCGCCGGATGCCGGCTGGGCAATGGATATTGCGGACGCCCTAACCAGTGATGTAATTGCCGCAAACATCCCATTTATTACCGGGGCTAATCTTTTAAGTGGGCTTGAATATCTAGGCATCGAAGGGGCATTTGTGGTGTTTACCGACGGCAATGCTGATGCCACCCCCACATTAGATAATTTAGGCGTTGAATGTAATCTCTACTTTTTAACGAATGTGCCCAATGGCTAGTACTCCCGCTGCATCTACTACCAATTTGAATCAGCAAGAATATCTAAGGCAGACCTCTCTCATTGTTTCAGGGGGTAGCTTAAAAGGTACGGATGCGCTCGGAAATCCTTTCAACGGATTCGATTTATCAAATTTAAGAATAAAGTTTTCTGTAAAGCGTACCGATACCCAAACTCCAAATACTGCAGACATAAGAGTTTACAACGTTGAGAACCAAACGGCCTTAGATATTTTTCTAAAACTAAGCCCGTTAAGAAACGGTGTAATTCTTACAAATCAAGGCGTCGTTACTCTGCAAGCCGGATACGAAAGCAATTATGGTGTAATTTTCCAAGGAAATATAAAGCAGATTATTTTAGGTCGCGAGAGCGCAACCGATACTTATATCGACATTATTGCGGGCGACGGGCACCTTGCTTATAATTTTTCAGTGGTGAATCAAACACTCGCTGCGGGGTCCACTCAATCGAGCCAAATATTTGCGTCGGTGAACGAGATGGCAAAACTTGGAGTAACCCAAGGTAATCTTGGAAATCTCCCCACCACAAAGTTGCCTCGCGGAAAAGTAATGTATGGAGATGCAAAAAACTATCTAAGAGCTGTCGGACAAAACACCGGACAAACTTGGTCAATTCAAAATGGGAAAGTTACTTTCATTCCGAAAACGTCTTATCGCGCCGGCACCGCTGTTGTTCTTACTAGCAAAACGGGGCTTATCGGGACGCCCCAACAAACAACTACCGGAGTGAATGTAAAATGCCTTTTGAATCCTTTAATTCAGGTAGGGGGCCTTATAAAAATCGATGAGGCATCGGTTACGGATTTTAAAATTGATCTCTCACAAGTCGGCTCCGCTGCAAATATTCCAGCGGCGCTTAACGCCGACGGTGTGTATTACGTGCTTGTTGCGGAGTACTCTGGCGACACTCGGGGGCAAGATTGGTACTGCACTTTAACATGTGTAAACCAGGCGGTAACTCGGACCCCCTTTGATAGCGTGCAGGTGACTTATGGACCGTAGAGGACTTTTAAATGACGCCGAAGAAGGACTGCGAGTTGCTTTTGATGGGCGGCAATCTACCGTCTGGACCGCAATGCCCGCCATCGTTCAAAGTGTCAATCTTTCGGCCATGACCGTAGTCGTTCAAACGACAATTCAGGGCATCGTTAACGCTCAGGATAATACTCAAACTTTTGTGAATCTCCCACCACTAGTTGACGTACCGATTTGTTTTCCAAGCGCCGGGGGCTTCACCATTACAATGCCAATCGCAGTAGGCGATGAGGTCCTGGTGGTCTTCGCCTCGCGCTGTATAGACGCCTGGTGGCAGTCTGGTGGTTTTCAAAATCAGCCAATTGAATTTCGCATGCATGACTTATCCGATGGGTTCGCACTACCGGGCCCGCGTTCGCTCCCTCGAGTGGTGCCCACCATTAGCTCTACCGATTTAGAAATTAGAAATGACGCGGGAACTAGCTACATTGCAATTACCGCAGATGGCCATATAAAACTTGTCTCCCCTCAAGGGGTCACCGTTACCGGGAATTTAAATGTCAGTGGTACAATCATTGGCGGGGGTATCTCGCTTACAACGCACGTACACGGCGGCGTAAGTACGGGCACGGGGGATACAGGGGGGCCAATATAATGAGAGTTAGAAAATTGACCGCCACCGGCGATTACTCGTTCGGCAACGGGCAGCTTGATTACTACCAAGATGTCCCGCAAGGCGTGGGGCAACTTGTGCAAACATCCCTTTTACTTTTTCTCGGTGAATGGTACTTAGACACCACAGTCGGTACGCCTTGGATTGAAGGCGTCTTAGGTAAGCACACGCAAGCGCTTGCCGACTCGACAATTCAGGCCCAAATTTTACTTGTGCAAGGTGTTGTCTCGATTGCGAGCTACCAAAGTACAATCGATCCAAATACTCGCCAGTATTCGGCGACAACTACAATCAACACGCTTTATGGCACAACCGAAGTGCAGGTGAGTAACTATGCAAATTTCTGATTTAGTTTATATCGACGCAACCGGCTACCACTATCCTGATTTCCCGACGTTTCTAACTTTTGTGCAGGGGATTTTTACAGGCATTTATGGTGCAGATGTCGTACTGGACCCGTCAACTCAGGACGGCCAATGGACAACAGCGCTTGCGCAAATGATCTATGACACCATCACGCAAGATGCAGCGACCTTCAACTCTTTCTCGCCCGTCACGGCGCAGGGCCTAGGGCTTTCGCGAGTGGTGAAAATTAACGGCCTCTCGCGCGGCATCCCGACTAACTCAACCGCTGATTTAACAATCGTGGGAACTGCGGGCACTGTCATATCGAACGGTATTGCGATTGATTCTTTAAATCAGCAATGGTTCTTGCCGGCATCCGTAACTATTCCCGGCCCGGGCACAATCACAGTTACAGCGACAGCGCAAAATGCGGGTAACATCACGGCCGATGCCGCGACCATCACGACCATTTATACGCCGACTCTCGGCTGGCAATCAGTCAACAACGTCGCGGCGGCTACGCCCGGCGCGCCGGTTGAATCGGATGCAGCCCTTAGAATTCGCCAAGCGCAAAGCACGGCTAACCCATCCTTAACGGTACTTGAAGGGACAACGGGCGGCGTTGCGAACTTGTCCGGCGTCACGGCCGTTCAAGCCTACGAGAACGTCACCGACGCAACCGATGGAAACGGTCTTCCACCCCATAGCATCTCACTTATTGTCGCGGGTGGCGATGACATGGCAATCGCAAACGAAATTGCCCTTCATAAAACGCCCGGCACGAATACCTACGGCACCACATCTGAGACGGTATACGATAATCACGGCATGCCGCTTATAATTAATTTCTATCGGCCAACAATTGCGACCATTGGTGTGCAGATAACAATCACGCCATTTGTTGGATGGTCAACGGATTTTGAACCTCTCATTGCCGCAGCCGTTGCCGCCGTCATCAACGTAGTACCGATTGGTGATACTGTTTATTACACCTCTCTTTTTGCACCAGCATACTTGCCGGGAAATCCTGCAGGGCTAACCTACAACATCACCAGCATTGAAATAAAAAAGAATTCTGGAAGTTTTGCAGCGGCAAATGTCACCCTCGATTTCAATGAACAAGCCTTTACCGATCCAACAGTTGATGTGGTGTTTGTCACATGATGGTTTCAGACTACGTCGGGTTAATTACCTCCGAGTACGCGCAGCAGCCGAACTTCATCGCAATGGTGACGCAGTTTGCACAGATTTTTGTCTACATCCAATCACTCTCACAATCTATGGTGCCGCTCTTTGATGTCGATGTAGCCGTAGGCCAGCAGCTTGATGTTATCGGTCAATGGGTGGGGGTTTCACGAAATGTTGCCATCCCCATTGCGGGCGTTTATTTTACCTGGGATTCTACCTTTGATGTCGGCTGGGACTATGGAACTTGGCAGCCCTCGAATGCCCCGACAAATGTCACAGTTCTACCTGACGATGCTTACCGCACTTTGATTCGTGCAAAGATTGCCGCTAACAGTTGGGACGGGACAACCGATGGGGCTTACGCAATTTGGGATAGCGTCTTTCCGCAGTTCACCATCCTCATTCAAGATAACTACAACATGTCCTATGATTTAGCGATTGTTGGCGGTATCGTGGACTCGTTAACATTGGCGCTTATTACTGGTGGATACATACCGCTTCGGCCCGAAGGTGTGGCGGTTGCAGAATATTATGTTTCAACGGATACTAACCCCTCATTTGCCTGGGATGTAGAATCAACTCTACTTCAAGGCTGGGATGAGGGCTCGTGGCTTAGAGAAATTGACCCGACTTAATAAGGAGCGAATTTATGACTATAGAAAATGATTTTTTACCGTTTTGCGGAACTGATACCGGCACCAACTTAGAAGAGCAGGCAGCGTATTTAGCTGACCCCAATCGGCTTATCGGTAATCAACCGGGTATTGCCTCATCGAAATTTAATAACAAGGCGATTCGTCAAGGCACTTTCATTGCCTCTCAGCTTGCTCAATACGTTGCAAATCAAACGGGTGCAAACGTTTTAGATGACGGGGTTACAGCAAACTTTTTTGCTCAATTATCGGCGGCCATTGAGCCGCTTCCCACGATTTATTCCTTTCTTACTTCTGGCTCAGGAACCTACAATGCCTCGTTTGTATTTTTCTTAAGCCCCACAGGCTCTGCAAGTTCTGGTGCGACCTACACGAATAATGGTGTGACCTATACTGTGAGCGCAACAGTTGCGAGTGCTGGACAAGTCATTATGACGGGCAATGGCGCGCCGCTTGTACAAGGCACTCTCACCAAAGCTTCGGGCACAGGGGATGCGACGATTACATTTCTCGCTGTACGCGCACCAGTCTCTTATAAGATTTTTGCAGTGGGCGGGGGCGGGGGCGGCTCGGGCTCGGGTTCCGGCGCAGGCAATGGCGGCGCTGGTGGCAATACTACTTTCGGCACTTCCCTTATCGTAGCCAACGGGGGGAATGGCGGCATTTTAGCGTCCGGCGTTTCCGGCGGCAGTGCTTCTTTAGGGGGCCTATCCGGTATTAGTGGAACGGGTAATTCGGGCGGTGTGTATGGCGGGGGCGCAGCGAACTTTGCCGGTAACTATGGTGCGGGCGGCGGTGGGGCTGCTAGTGCAACGTTTAGTGCGACCGGCGGATGGGGCGGTGCGGGCGGAAACGTTGAAGCCGTTATTAATTCTAGCCTGTTATATTCATACCCCTACGCTGCAGGTGCAGCCGGCACTTTAGGCACCAATGGCTCGGGCGGCGCTAATGGCGCGCCGGGAATTTCGGGCGCCCTTATCATCGAGGCTCGTTACTGATTTTATGCAAGAAATACCGTCCTCTTTTTACTACCTCATCGGCTCTTTAATTGTCGCCAACATTGGCACCATTGGGACTCTGGGCGTGATTGCTTTTAAAGCAACTTGGTGGCTGTCGCGTCTTGATACTCGCGTTGAGAAAGCGCAAGAAACCGCCGTGAGGGCGCATAAGCGCTTGGATAAAATCGAGGCATCAAAATGAATTCAAACTTTGATGCCGCCTTCCAATATCTTTTGCAAGATGAAAGCACCCGGTACACAAACGACCCAAATGATCCGGGCGGCCCAACAAAATTCGGCATTACCCTAATGGCACTTCAAAGTTTTTTAGGACGCCCCTGTACAGCCCTTGATGTTGAAAACTTGAGCGAGGATTTAGCGAAACAGATTTACGCTCAGAAATATTGGGCACCTCTTTTATGCGATTCAATTTCGAATGCGGGAGTTGCCACATGCCTTTTCGATACTGGTGTTTTGTATGGCGTCGGATCGACTGCAATGATTGCACAAAAGGCCGCAATGAATTGCGGGGCGCAAATAAAAATTGACGGCATTTTTGGTGAAGAAAGCGTTAACGCGGTAAATGCGCTGAATCAAAAAGATTTCATTCAATCTTTTTACAATTTAATTCTGGCCCGCATTGAGGCAGTAATTTCGGCTAAACCTGATGAAGAAAAATACCGAAGAGGGTGGGAGGCGAGGGCTCAGCGTCTCTTGACTTTATCTGATAACGCTCTTGTAATGAACCAGAACTAAAACTTTTTAAGGGGGATCTAATGAAACTAAAAAATATTTTTACCGTTCTTATCGCACTTTGTGTGCCTGCAGTTGCTTTTGCTCAAGCCGCTGCGGTTGCAGTACCGGCTCAATCGGCGGTAGTAGTTTTTCTAACGAATCTTTTTGGAAAGCTCCCCACAAGTTTCCCGTCTTGGATTGCACCAGTTCTCGCTGCACTTTTCGAAATCATTGTTCGCATTTGGCCAACAGCTAAACCGCAATCAATTTTCATTTGGATAGCAAGTCTGTTTGATGCCCTAAGCGCGGGCTTTAAAAAGATTTCCGGGCTGCTCGATTCTTTGGTGCAAAATATCGCACCGCCCAGCGCATGAGCCTAGCCACCATTTGGGGCTTTATGAAGTGCCTTCCAGAGCTGATAAATCTTTATCAGGCTCTGGAAAAGGCTGCACAAGAAGCCGAAATAGAGCGAAAGGTACAGGGAGATATTGTCACTATTCATGACGCATTTCAAACAAATGACCCTTCTAAGCTTAATGCTTTGTTTAATTCTAAGTAGTGGCGGCTGCGTAAGTGCGCCGCCAACTGCAATAGAATTTGAGGGGAAGTGGACCTTCTACCAGCCCGTAAGTGGTGAGCCCTACCAGGCTTGTTTGCAAGAATCAGATGTTGATGCTCTTCGGGAAATTTTAATTAGGTGCGGGACGAAATGAAAATTATTTTAGGCCTTTTATTTTTTGTCCCGCTTTTAGCTTTCGCCGATACGCCGGGACAAATCATAAATAAAACTTGTCCTGCGCACCAGTGGCTCGAATCAATCATTCCTGGGTTCACGCCTACATGTACGCAGCCGCAGTACTCTGATATCGGCGGCACCCCGCCCGTTGGCGGCGCAATATGGGGCCAAATCGCTGGCACCCTCTCAAATCAAACCGATCTCCAAAGCGCCCTAAATGCAAAACAGAATTCGCTTACGTTTGGAAATTTAACTAGCGGCACCACGGGGGTTAGTTTTTCTGGTGGCACGGGCGCTGTCATTGGCTCAGGTTCGTCAATCTCGATTCAGACCGCATCGGGTTCCCAGCCCGGTTTATTATCGGCCGCCGACTGGACAAACTTTAATTCAAAACAGGCCGCAGGCAATTACATAACGGCGCTTACTGGCGACGCGACAGCCTCTGGCCCCGGCTCAGCAGCCCTAACTCTTGCAACTGTAGCAACTGCTGGTACATCACCCAAAGTCACATACAATGCTAAGGGGCTTGTTACCTCGGGCACCACACTCTCAAGCGGCGATATTCCGAACAACGCCGCCAACACCTCGGGAACCGCGAGTAATATTACCGCTTCAAGTAATTCGACGCTCACGACCTTATCCGTACTTTCTTTGCCATATTCTCAAATCACCGGTGGCCCGTCGCCCTATTCGCTTAACGTCGGAAACACT